CTCACATTGTGAATACCACTTTTCCCGTGCGTGTTCTATCTTGTGGCAGCAAGTACATAGGCTTCGGTTAAAGTTTACCTCGCTTGATGGCGGAGGTTCCAATTGGGGGATAGCAACTCCAGTTGAGTCAGTTTGATTTACCATGTGTGGGATACATAGGAATATCTGACAGAATAGGTGCCATTGGCAGTACGACCTCACCTGCTTAGTTGCGAAGAGGGTCACCGTGTGTAGGTTTTAGTACCTTGGGGCACGTTAAAAACATAGAGAACTTCCCATATCTCTTACCCACTTGCTATCCAGTTTTACTATGCTGGGTAGTGCAGAATTTTTAGTAGCTAGAAAGAATAACAATAACAAACAGCCTAATAAGGCACCCAAAGGCAAACAGCCTAAGAAGCGGAGTAAATCCGATAAGCGGTCATCCGCAGAGCAGGTGTTTGGTGTGATGCAGCGCTTTATGGCGCCGCAGAAACCCATGCGCAGTAAAGTTGCACCTGGAGTTCAGTTGAGCTCTTGTGCAGCACGATATGCTCTGGCGATCGCAGAACCCTTCCATCCCAACGCGCGGGGAGCTTGCCTTCCCACGTTCCCTTCAGTCGACTCCCACAAGGCTACAGCTTTTGGCCGCATTACCGTTACAGCCGGTACTGCTGGAGTTGGCTTTGCCGCATTTTCACCTAGTATAGCTAGCGATGTTCCTTTTGTATATAGTACCACTTCTGCGTACGCAGGAACGGATGTAAATATACTTTCGGCAGTAAATACAGTGTCCACCGGTGTGGTATACAATTATTGTTCGAATTTGCCATATAGCAGCACTACGCTGCTGTCAAACGTGGCCTATGGGGGTGCAACTCTCGTAGGTCGCATTGTCTCCTTTGGAGCGAAGATTACGTATGTTGGCACCACCTTGAACGAAGGCGGTGTTATGTACTCGTACACTAGTCCAACGCATGAGAACGTCACTCTTAACGCTTATAACGCGTCATACCTTGGAGCATTGGTTGAGACCGATGTTTGCGGGATTACGCGCGAGGCATGTAGCTTGACGTCAATACCCTCTAATGCCACCGAGACTGCTTACACGAACGCGCAACCCGATGGAGACTCTAATACGGCGGTTCTTTATCCCCATTGCAATGGTGAGACTGGGATCGTTGCGTATTCTGGGGGAATTAGAACCCCATTGACTTTTCAGGTGATAAGCTCGCCTGTTACCTCGGCCGGAGTACCGACCTCTTTATTTTATTTTAGTGGGGTGACCGCAGGCTCAACTTTCTTGGTTGAGTATGTCATCCATTGTGAATATTCCGGCTTAAGCGCCGCCGGGTCTGCCAGCCCGTCGGATGCCGATCAGCGCGGTTTTGAGCTCGTGACAGCCGCGAGCTCCCGCATTCCACAGTTGAAAAACGCGGATGTCCGCAAGCGTGACAACTGGAGTCTGATGAAACAGGCTATTGGTGAAGTAGCACAGAAGTTGAAACCTATCGCGGTAGACGCCATTGTAAAAGGAGCAACTGCGATGATGCTATGACCAGCTTGGTTCAGCCAATACATTAATTATATATTTAATTTATATGCTTATTCTTTTATATATGTAGTGTAGCCTTATGCACCACGTCGCCACGTGGGAGCCTATTTATAACAGAGTCGGCTGAAATCTTCCGAGCAATTTCCGAATGAAGAACCATTCGGCCATGGAGTTAATATTGCATACGTCCATGCGTTCTTTAGTGCGATGCACACCGGTTTGAAAGACCCGGCGGTACACTTTCCGTTAAAAGCGGCCTGGTAGGATGGCTCGTAGTTGAAAACCTCCCGGAAAATATAGAGACTCCCCGATAGAGAGTACAGTTTGGATCTAGAATAAGTACAAATATGGAAAATAAAATTTTTAGATCTGAACATCCCCCCCGACTTTCTTCCAGCGAGTCACTTAAGCGAAGTGTGGGACAGCGCCCACACAATGTGCGAAGTGCAGGATCGCGCCTGTGCAATCGTCAGGGAAAGACGTTAACAGCCCGCCGAAGTCCATACCTCCGTTGCGGAGAATACCACGATAGCTCCAATGTGGATATTTTTTCACTACCGGCTTGGCCCGCCGTTAGTGAATGCACCATGCCAACCGACCCATTGCGGGAGCGCTTTGACGCAGCAGTGGTTCGGATATTACGAAGTAGTAGGATGTACGGTATCTTCCGCTATTTTGAAGAGAGCTTCCGCCTGGACGGTTACACCCAGGTTGCTTTAGAAGTTCGATTGTGTGAGTTTATCTCACATGCGCTCCGTCACCGACGCGTTATGTCGTGGATACATCGCCCACAATTAGTAGTGCACCGACACTTTGGGCGTTATGGAGAGCATTATACAGAAGAGATGGTTAAGTTGCCATTTGAGTATAGCAGATCACGGCGTTGCCGCTTAGTGCACCCGCTGGTTTGTTCACAGCTCAATGGAAATAATGGAAGCTGGACAAATACGGATGACCTTGCCGCGCATGCGGG